TATTACGATGAGCGTGGTCTTGATCGATATTTTGGTCTTCTTGAACTCGGTGAGATTGGCGGACTTTGGAAAAATGTAGCAGGTCGCTATGTAATGGGTGACAAAAAAGTCTATGCCAAACAGATTCTTAAAGAACCTGAAAAATACTTCACTGATGAAGTGATGCAACAACTTGATGAAATTGCTATGAAGGAGTTTTCCTATGGAGAAAGTTGAGATTCTAATTCTGAGGAATCTCATTCATAATGAAGTCTATGCTCGTAAGGTAATTCCATTCCTTAAGAAAGACTACTTTGAACTAGAGTCTCAAAGAATTCTTTATGGTGAAATTTCGGAATTTGTTGAGCAGTACAATAAACTTCCTACAAAAGAAGTCTTACAAATTGAGTTGTCAAATCTGACAGATCTAACTCAAGAAACCTACAATCAAATATCACAGACTATTGACATCTTAGATGACATGCCGTCTGATACTGACTGGTTGATGGACACTACTGAAAAGTGGTGTCGCGACCGTGCTATATACCTGGCACTCATGGAATCCATCCAACTTGCGGATGGTAATGACAGTACAAAAAACCGTGATGCTATCCCAGATATTCTTAAAGACGCACTTTCAGTGTCTTTTGACAATCATGTTGGGCACGATTACTTAGAGGACTATGAAGAACGCTACAACTTTTACCAACATGAAGAGGAAAAGATTCCATTTGATCTCGACTATTTTAACAAAATTACCAAAGGTGGTTTGCCTAACAAGACTCTCAATGTCGCTCTTGCTGGCACAGGCGTCGGGAAAAGTTTATTCATGTGCCATGTGGCTAGTGCCTGCCTCGCACAAGGGCGCAACGTTCTCTACATTACACTTGAGATGGCAGAGGAAAGAATTGCTGAACGAATTGACGCGAATCTTTTGAACGTCAATATCCAAGATATTGGTGATCTTCCTAAGGTTATGTTTGAAAACAAAATCAATAACCTATCAAAGAAGACTCAAGGTCAACTGATTATTAAAGAGTATCCAACTGCGAGCGCACATAGTGGACATTTTAGAGCACTTCTTAGCGAGCTTGCACTTAAGAAATCATTTAGACCTGATATTATTTTCGTTGATTACCTTAATATATGTGCTTCCTCCCGCTATCGCGGAGGCGGCGCTGTCAATTCATATACAATTGTCAAATCTATTGCTGAGGAGCTTAGAGGGTTGGCTGTTGAAGCAAACGTCCCTATCGTTTCTGCCACGCAGACCACTCGTTCTGGTTATGGTAGCTCTGATGTTGACATTACTGACACTTCTGAGTCCTTTGGCCTCCCTGCTACTGCTGATCTTATGTTTGCCCTTATTTCTACTGAAGAACTCGAATCCTTGGGACAGATACTTGTGAAGCAGTTGAAGAACAGATACAATGATGGCAATGTTTGTAAGAGATTTGTGATTGGTATTGACCGATCCAAGATGCGACTCTACGATTGTGAGCAAACAGCACAAGACGACATCCTTGACAGTGCTCAGGATGCGGAGTATAATAACGAAGAAACCACAAAAGAAAAATTCTCTAGACTGAAATTCTAATGACTTCCAACATCGATACCGAAAAGTACCTTGCATTTGTCAACGCTGTCACTAGTGAACCTAGCACTGACTTTGCTACCATGTTCCGTCGTCTTACAGAACTTGAGGCACAAGATGCTGATATGCCTCGTCTTTTGACTGCTGCTGTTGGTATCACTGCAGAGGGTGGTGAGTTCACTGAGATTGTCAAGAAGATTGTTTTCCAGGGCAAACCATATGATGAGAGTAACATTGAGCACATGAAGATTGAACTTGGTGATGTCCTGTGGTATGTTGCTCAAGCGTGTATGGCACTGGATGTGACCTTTGAAGATCTCATGGAGATGAACTTTAAGAAACTTTCTAAGCGTTATCCTGAAGGAACGTTTGACATCTATCGTTCTGAAAATCGTTCTGCTGATGACAGATAATGTATAGTCTCTGGATCCACTTACGAGCATTCTTTTCTGTTGTAGTGGTGAGTTGTTCTCATCCTGTCAATTGGAAGCATTGCTATCGGGTGGACCAGTGGCTCTTTCCAGAAATTAAACAAGGATATGAGTTGTGGACAGGACAGACAACCCCCTACCAAAAAGAAAAGGATTTTCTAAATAGTGTTGATGAGTAGTCAATTAGAAGAAATGTCAGGATCTGCAACAGAGACTTATTCAGAGGTTTTGGCTCAAGTCTGTTTAGCATACTCTATTGCAGAAAATAAAGCACTGACTTTGAAGGAGTTAGTCAGTGGCAATGAACTAAACAAAAAAGTCATTGATAAAATTAACAGGTATATTGTTACTCCCTCTTCTGTAAATCTTGTCGGTAAACGTATTACTGGAAGGTCAGTTTCTTATTCTGGTTTCGTTACCTATGTTAAGGGTAATGTGAGTGGAAAACTAAATTGGGTTGATGCTCAAGGAAGAAATATGCAAGAAGTTAAAAGAAGATTTAAAATTAATTCTCGACATAAAGTTTTTAATGATAAATTATTTGATACTAGATTAACTGCAGATAATCCATATACAGCATTCGTGAAATCTGTTGGCAGTGGTGCTAAAACTGATAAGTGGAATCCTGCTGATATTTGGGCGATGAATTTGAATGGTATAAGAGCACTTAATAAGTTAAACAAAAGAGTTATGGGTAGAAGTAAAGTATCGGTGGAGTATTGTAATCAATTTTTAGCCACGCAATTTGATGAAGGAAACATTATTCCAATCTCATTGAAGAAACCACAATCATCTCCGCATATTGATATTGTCAATAGTAATCAATATTTTAGTAGAGTTTCATTGAATGGAACTAACAATCCAACCATTGAATATACTTATGGAAACAAAGACGTAAAAATAAACTTTACAATAGAAACTGTTGAACTTGCAAAAGGTCAAAAAGCATCGACTGCTAGAAGAAATCCTGATGCTGCTAGAGGTAAAGTCGTTCCTGGATCACAAAAGCATATTCGATTGAAGTATCACGTTGATAATAAAAAAATGGAACTTGAATATTCTCAAACTGGAAAAGGTATGAATTATGCTGCAGCAAAGATGGGTAACATCGGTGCAGATAATTTTCAAACAATTATAAATCAAACTGCTGGTTCTGGTGTTAGAAAGTTAAATCAAATACAACGTAAATATTCTGATATTGATATAAAAACTAGTCCTTGGTTCAATGGTAAACAACTTAAAGTAATAAAAGCAAGAAACCAAGAACAATTAATTGAACCACATATGGACAGGATTGCTGAATATGTTGGTGAAATGTGGAAAGAAATAAATGGAACTAATTTTGATCCATCCGAAAGGTCTATGAATAGTGCATCGGCAATTTGGAGTAAAGCAAGAGCTGGAGAAATGGGAATGTCAATCTCTGCTATACCTAATGATAGAGTTAGAAAAAGAGTAATTGAAAATTTATATCAAGCAGCTGCCTCTATTAGTTACGTTACTGGATTGAATAAAGAAGAGAGAGCACTGGAAGAGAATATGTCGTCTCCCATAGGAACTAGATCAGTTTCTTTTAATGCTAGTGTCTATGTCAAGGTGTATTAATCCGCTAAATAAATGTATAGAGTCTGACAATAATGAAGAACTTTCTCAACTTCTTATCTGAGGCGAAACTTTCTCGCGCTGTAGAAAAGGCAAAACGTCTTGGTCTTCAGTCGGATGGTCATGGAAACTGGTATGATAGAAGCGGTAAGTACGTTGCTCGCACATTGGACGGTGATCTAGAATTTGCTAAGGGTAGAGGTAAGGGCGGAGACGAGGCAGCTGCTAAGAAAGCAGCATCAGCAGAACCTCCAGCACCTGCTGCACCTGGACCTCAGGAACCAGCACCAGAAGATTCAAAGGGTAAAGAGTCTGGGGAAGAAGGTGGAGACGAAGCAGAAGATAAGGGAACTGTAACTGTTGCTTTTGGTAGGTTTAATCCTCCTACAGTTGGACATCAGAAATTATTGGATGCAGCTGCTTCACAATCTAGTGGTGGAGACTATAAAATCTACCCGTCACGTTCAGAGGATCCGAAAAAGAATCCTCTTGATGCTGATACTAAAATTGAGTTCATGCGCGTAATGTTCTCCAAGCATGGAGAGAGAATCGTTAATGATCCTGATATGAAATCTATTTTTGATGTATTGAAACGGGCAGATGAAGATGGATACTCCACGGTCAACATCATGGTTGGTTCTGACAGACAATCTGAATTTGAAAAACTCGCCAACAAATACAACGGAGAGTTATATGACTTTGAGACGATTAACGTTGTGTCAGCAGGGGAACGAGATCCAGATGCTGAGGGCATCTCGGGAATGTCTGCGTCTAAAATGAGGGCAGCTGCCGCAGAAAATGATTTTGAAACTTTTAAAGGCGGTGTTCCAAACTCACTTGATGACGAGGTTACTAAAGATATTTTCAATACTCTTCGTCGTAAGATGAAAGTTGCTACTAAAGAGTCTTATCTATGGCAAATCGCTCCAAAGTTAGACTTCCAAACTTTGAGAGAGAACTATTATCTTGAGAAGATCTTTAGGATTGGTGACATTGTTGAGAATCTAAACACAGGATTGATTGGTGAGATTGTTCGTAGAGGAACTAATCACTTGATCTGTGTCACTCCAGGTGGACAGATGTTTAAGTCCTGGATTAAAGATTTGAATGAGGACTGTGGGTGTGATCATAGTAAAGAGAAGAAGAATCCTCCCTATGAAGTTGGTACTGACGAGTATCGGAAGTATGCTATGAGAATGACAGGCACTAAGCAGATCAAAAATTTCATAAATAAGTATAAGAAAAAGAAGTAATTGCACCGTAATGGATCATCACGATAGCAAGAAAGCTCTTGATGAGCTGAATAAACTTTATGCTTCAGTTGCTGGTACAGCAGAAGTTTCTGAAAAGAAGCACGATTCATATCTTGAACCAGATATGAAGAAGCGTCAAAAGAATAATGAGAAGGCCCGTAAGGACATGGAGAAGGTTCCTAGTCAGAAGAACCCTCATTTTGAAGAGAAGCAGCAAGGACCAGATATTATAAAATCTCTTGTTGGTGCATACAAAGAAATGCATCAGAAAGAAGGATATGGTGCAGCACCTGGTTCAGGCGAAAAGGATATTGCAAGAACTCAATCATTCATGAAGAAGAAGGGAATGACGGGTGCTCCAGGTCTTGATGCTATGGCAGCAAGAAAGAAAGAGCACGAAGCAAAGAGAGGAGTAAAGAAAGAAGGACTTGATCCTGTAGGGCAGGAAGATGGTGATATCAATAATGATGGTAAGAAAGATAAAACTGATAAGTATCTTGCCAAACGTCGTAAGGCAATTGGTAAGGCAATTGCAAAAGAAGAAATCGAGAATGTAGAAGAACTCTACAAGGGTAAGCACGGTCAGACTGAGAAGCAGTATCAGGACAGCAGATCTGATGCAGGCAAGATGGTCTCTGGTGACTCCAAAGGAAGTGGTGCAAACTACTCCTACAGAGCAAAGAACACTGGTTCTAATCCCGCTGGTGGTTCACAGAAACCTCAAGGTCAAGCCCGTATGGGTAAGAAAGATAGAGACTATCTTGCCTATCGTAAAGCAAATTTATCTAAAGAAGAACTAGAATTTGCTGAAGCAGAAGAGTCCAAGATTGGTGGCGGCAACCTGAAGAAACTTGCTTCTAAAGCAAATAAGAGAATTGATGCTGACGTTGATGGTGATGTAGATACCCATGATCCTAAGTCTGGTGAGATGGGTGAGTTTGTTCCATCCGCAGATGGTAAGAAGAAACTTAAGACTAAGGTTCAGAGAGAGTCTTATCACAATTGGAGACAAGATCTGATTGAGATTATTGACACTGGCGATATGCCACAGCAGAAGGTTAAAGAGAAGACCGTAAAGAACAAGGTTGATATTAATCCTACTGTAAAACTTGAATCTGCTTTTGAAGAAATGGGTGGCACCATTCTTGAAGTCACCGAGATTGATGAGATTGATTATCTTGTCGGTAGCGTTTATGATGAACTTCTTGAGGAAGGATATGATGAGGATGTTATCGAAGAAGCACTTGAGTATGCTATTGAAGCATCAGTAACCATGGGTCATGACACTGAGGCTCCTAAGCGTGAAAGAAAGAGAGACAAACTGAAGAGCAAAGCAAAAGAGTTTATTGGTAAAGTTTCTGTCAAGGCATATAATAAGGCCAGAGAACTTAAGGTGAAAGCAACTCCCGCTGCTCAGAGAGCAAAAACCTCTGCAAAGCGTGGCATCAGAAAGATGGCACAGAAAGTTGTCGATCGTATGAGTGAGGAGACTGTTGACGAAGCAATGTCTTCATACGATAGGAACCGTAAGAGAGCAGCACAAAGAGCAGCAGATAGAAATGCTGCCAGAGCTGCTGGTAAGACTGGTGTAGTCCCTGGTGTAGGTTATGTAACTCCTAGAAAGGAGAGAGAAACTTATACTGACGAGAAAGGAACCGTCCGTCATAAGTCTGGTGCTAAGAATGAAGAATTTGTTAATGAGGAAGAAGCAGATCGACTGAGAGACCGCCGCATGGAGCGTGGTGGTGGTGATGGTAACACTCGTTACGACAGACCAGCTAGATCTGGTGGGACACAACCCAAGATGAAGGGTAAGACCCCTCTGCAGAAAGCAGCAGATAAGAAGTATGGTGCTGGCACCTCTGCACTTGACAGAGTAAAAGCAGATATCCGTGCCAAGCATGGTAAAGGTGCCATCAAAGAAGATGCTAAGATGGCAAAGCAGTCAGATGAAAAACTGGCAGCATTGCACAAGCAGGTGAGTGGTTCTGATCAGAGTCTTCCTTCTAATCAATTCATGTTGAAGAGGGTGAACAAAGAAATGAATCGTAGGAAGAAAGCAACTTGAAGAATTCATAGCGGATATATATAGAATATAATCCGCTATGACATCATGCTTTCATTTCTCTTACCATTAGCATCTAAGATTATTTCTGATGCTGTCTCTAAGATCCCTGAAAATGAGGAACTTGGAGAAAAGTTGATTGACATTTGTTTGGTTATTCTTGGTAAGGCAGTAAAACTTACCAAAACTGATATGGACGATCAATTACTAGAATCCGTAGCTAAGGCAATTAAAAACCGCGACGGTGAGTGATATCGTTTTTATAAATATAAACTAGGAACGTAATTTAGGAAAAAGACATGGCTCTTTGGGGAGATAGAGACAATTTTCAGTCGGTGGCCGTTGGTGTCGCTACTGTTGGGTTGTCTACAAATTCAATTGAGATTGAACCTGGACCTTTTGAAGCAGGCGTTGGAACTGATTCGCACTTCATCTATCTTGGTCTCGGAAATACTTGTGGTTTTGCACAGATTGTCAGTGTCTCTAGTACTAGTGTAGTCACTATTGCTAGCACCGATGCTCTAGTTACAGATGCCATTGGAGCAATTGCTGGTGTTGCTTATTCTCTGAGCACTGCTCCAAGATATCTTGAGGTAGATCCTCTGGCAACTCAGTATGCCTATGGTGGTAGTGGAGTATCAACCGTAACTTACTTTGGTGTAGGTTCAACTGCTCTTGCTGCTGGTCATGAGGACTTTGCACAAGGATCTGTTGGTCTTGCTTCAACCTCTGCATATCGTCCTGCTCACTCTGGTTGGGTTGGTGTTCAGACGTATACTGACAACCACGGCAATCTTCGTGTGAAGTCTGAGGTTCTGGTTGCTATGTCAGGTATTCAAACTGGCAACGCTCCATATCCTAACTACCAGGCTTGATTAGTATAGTATGTCATGCATTTATTTGATGAACTGAACGAAAAAAACTATGTCTTATTTGCTATTAGGCATTATGATAATCCATCTGCAGTAACCAGAGAGGATTTTTACGATGACTTAAAACGTTTCAAGTATGTGAAACGTTTGTTGAAGCGATATCAGAGAGGGGGAGAACTCAAAACACACTTAGTAATCAATCACATAATTGTTTTATACAATGTGTTTGGCGAATCTGCCACTCCTCTCATGTTTTTTAAACTCGATAACAGTCTTTGGAACACAACGAAATCATTCCTAATGTTCCTAAACAAATTACCTGAGTTCCCAAAGACAAAACTGCATGACATACAACCTGATATAAACGCACTTTCAATCCTTCAAAAAGAGTATTATGGAACGGGAAAAAATTGATAAGATTATTGATGCATTTCGTTCTGCGATGTATCATGAGTTCTCAGTTTCCGAAGATGTTCCAACTAATGCCGCTACTGGCGGCGGTGTAGCTGGTCTTCCTCCTGATCAACCTCCTGTTAGACTTGATGGTCGCAGGAAGTATGTCAAGAAATATCTTGATCAGTTGATGAAGAAGAAAAAGAAGCGAGAAGATAAAAAAGCAATGCGTAAAGTGATGGATTTCAACCCTTACTTTGCACCAAAAAATGGAAAATAACGGGAATCTTCAACTAGCAGTAGTAGAAGAAAAGATTAACTCCATTGAAAGATTAACAATAAAGTTAGATAATGCTATTGAAAAAATAAGTGAAGTAAATAATAATGTATCTCGGATGCTTGCCGTCCATGAAGAAAAACTCGCAAAACAAGAACAGGTTGACAACATATTGTTTGATAAAATCGACAAACTCCGTGATAAAATGGACAGCGATCATGACAGCGTTACTCAACGAATCCGAGGACTTGAGAGAAAGGTTTGGGTCGGACTGGGAATACTGACCACAGTCATGTTCATTCTCAATATGCCAGGAACTTTTGATAAAGTCTTGCCATCTCAACAAACATCTGCTATGATGGTTGTGAGGTAATGGTTTTTTGTGAATGGATCTTATTGATTCAAAATTTATTGGTCTCCTATCCTCAAGATTAGAAAAATTTAAACGAGTCAAACAAGGACTGTATAATTTTCGGTGCCCTGTTTGTGGAGACTCTCAGAAGAATAAGAGTAAAGCTAGAGGATACATCTACGCTGTAAAGTCTAATGCGAACTTTAAGTGCCATAATTGTGGTGCTTCGATGTCACTTAACTCTTTCATCAAGAAATTAGATACCACTCTACATAAGCAGTACACTCTTGAAAAATTCAAAGAGGGACATGCTGGAGGTAGGAACTTTGTAACCGATGAACCTAAATTTGTTTTTGAGAAACCTAAGTTTGTACAGAGGATCGTTCTTCCTTTATGCAGTGAGGTGGAAGTTGCTAGAACCTATCTTCAAAATCGTAAGATCGATCCCACCAAATTTTATTTTGCAGAAAACTTTGATGAGTTTGTGCGAACGTTCAAGGGTGTGGATTACTCGTATATGGGTAAAGAGTCTAGGATCATCATTCCATTATATTACAAAAAAAATCTCATCGGCTTCCAAGGCAGATCTGTAAAACCAAATAAGATTAAATATATCACTGTGATGTTGAATAACGATGCACCAAAAATCTATGGACTCGACACAATCACCACAAAGAGTCCAATCTATATCGTTGAAGGACCCTTCGACTCCACGTTCGTGGAAAACTCTGTTGCTATGTGCGGGTCCGATGTTGATATTGGGTCGTTTGATTGGAGCAATTATATTTGGGTTCTTGATAACGAACCACGTAACAGAGAAATCGTCAACCGAGTATCAAAACTCATCGATAGAGGACACAAGGTAGTAATATGGAGAAACGATGTTGTTGAAAAGGATATAAATGATATGGTCATCGCTGGACATAACGTTCAGGATCTGCTAAGGTTAAACACCTACTCTGGTTTAGAAGCAAAACTCAAATTCAATCTTTGGAAAAAAGTATGAGCAACGGTATCAAGGTTACAAAACGGGATGGTCGCATTGAACAGATCAACCTAGAAAAAATGCATGTGATGGTTGAGGAAGCCTGTAAAGATCTTGCGGGTGTTTCTGCTTCTCAGGTAGAAATTCAATCTGGTATTCAATTTTACGATAAGATCACCACTCAAGAAATTCAAGAAATTTTAATTCGTTCTGCTTCTGACCTCATTAGTCTTGATCATCCTAACTATCAGTTCGTAGCAGCACGTCTTCTTCTCTTCTCTTTGAGGAAGCAATTGTATGGGAAAATTTGGGAATCTCCATCACTTGTAGATCATATTACTAAATTATGTTATGATGATCTTTATGATAAAGCAATTTTCGGCAAATACTCTCATGAAGAAATTGAAAAAGCCGATACTTTCGTCGATCACGATCGTGATTTTATTTTTACTTACGCTGGTTTACGCCAGGTTTGTGATAAATACTTGGTGCAAGACAGAAGTAATGGAGTGGTTTTTGAAACCCCTCAGTTTATGTACATGATGATATCTCTGACTATCTTTCAAGACTATCCTAAGGACACAAGACTTTCATATGTCAGAAGATACTACGACGCAATCTCAAAGCACAAAATCAACATTCCCACACCTATCATGGCAGGGGTGCGAACTCCACTTCGACAGTTTGCTAGCTGTGTTCTTGTTGATGTCGATGACACCCTCGATAGTATCTTTTCTAGTGACATGGCGATTGGCCGCTATGTTGCTCAACGTGCAGGAATCGGTATCAACGCAGGCAGAATCCGTGGCATCAACAGTAAAATCAGAGGCGGAGAAGTGCAGCACACAGGTGTTGTTCCATTCCTCAAAAAATTTGAAAGCACTGTCAGATGCTGTACTCAAAATGGCATTCGCGGTGGATCAGCTACAGTACACTTCCCAATCTGGCACCAAGAAATAGAAGACATTATTGTTCTCAAGAATAATAAAGGCACAGAAGACAATCGGGTACGCAAACTTGACTACTCCATCCAGATTTCAAAACTTTTCTACGAACGTTTCATCCAGAATGGAGAGATTAGCTTATTCTCACCGCATGACGTACCAGGTTTGTTCGATGCTTTTGGTACTGATACATTTGACGATCTCTATGTACGTTATGAATCAGATCAGTCTATTCCAAGAAAGACTATCGGGGCACAAGAATTAATTCTAGATATTCTGAAGGAGAGAGCAGAGACAGGTCGTTTGTATATCATGAACATTGACCATTGCAACTCACATTCTTCTTTCAAAGATAAGGTCTATATGAGTAATCTCTGTCAGGAGATTACACTCCCTACCTACCCACTAAATCATATTGATGATGACTTCGCAGAGATTGCTCTGTGCATTCTTTCTGCCATCAATGTTGGTAAGGTTAGGTCCGATAGTGAACTAGAAGATCTTTGCGATCTTTCCGTTCGCAGTCTTGAAGAGTTGATTGACTATCAAGACTATCCCGTAGAGGCAGCCAGAGTCGCCACCAAGGCGCGTAGATCATTGGGTATTGGGTTTATTGGTCTTGCACATTACTTGGCGAAACTGGGGTTTAAATACGGCGATAAAGAAGCATGGGATGCAGTGCATGGACTTTCAGAATCTTTCCAGTTCTATCTCCTCAAATCCTCAAATCAGGTCGCCAAGGAGAAGGGTCATTGCGAATACTTTGGTCGCACTAAATATGCAGATGGTATTTTACCAATTGATACATATAAAAAAGACGTTGATGAAGTTGTTTCTGTAGGATTAGAGCATGATTGGGAGAGTCTTCGCGCATCTATCAATGAGTTCGGGTTACGACACTCAACATTGTCCGCACAGATGCCTTCGGAGAGCAGTTCCGTTGTGTCAAACGCAACAAATGGAATCGAACCACCAAGAGATTACTTGTCCGTTAAGAAGTCCAAGAAAGGACCTCTTAAGCAGATTGTTCCTGGATATCAACATCTGAAGAACAACTATACTATTCTTTGGGACATGCCTGACAACTCTGGCTACATTAATATTGTTGCTGTGATGCAGAAATTCTTTGATCAAGCAATTTCTGGTAACTGGTCCTACAATCCAACTCATTTTCCAGACAATGAAGTACCAGTTTCGGTCATGGCAAATGACTTTTTGTCTACATATAAGTACGGTTGGAAGACTTCATACTATCAGAACACCTACGACAACAAAAATGATGAAGTAGAGGAAAGTCCGACAGTGGATTCATTTTTAGATCAATACGAAAATTCAACAGAGGAGGGAGAGTGTGAATCCTGTGCAGTTTAAGGTTTCTACAAACATGAACATTGATTCAGCGGTCAAGGGTATGACCGTCTTTAATACAAATCAAACAGACTCAACGAAGCAACCAATGTTTTTTGGTGCTCCATTGGGTCTTCAAAGATATGATCAGTATAAGTATCCTGTCTTTGATAAACTTACCACTCAACAACTAGGATACTTCTGGAGACCTGAAGAAGTTTCTCTTCAGAAAGACCGTGCAGACTATCAACTACTGCGTCCAGAACAAAAACATATCTTTACTAGTAACTTGAAGTATCAGGTTATGCTAGATTCAGTTCAGGGTCGTGGTCCTGGTATGGCATTTGCCCCATACTGTTCTCTCCCCGAACTTGAAGCATGTATGAATGTATGGGAGTTTATGGAGATGATTCATTCTCGCTCTTACACATATATTATTAAGAATGTATATTCTCAACCAACAGAAGTCTTTGATAAAATCCTTACTGATGATAGAATTCTTGAAAGATCTAGAACTGTTACTCAGTCCTATGATGACTTCATTAATTCTGCTCAAGAGTTTGGTAGTAGTCCACGTTGGAAACAGGCTCTAGAACAAGTACCCTCTGCAGAATATGATCTTTATGAAATTAAAAGAAAACTCTACAGAGCAGTTGCCAACGTCAACATCCTGGAAGGAATTAGGTTCTATGTTTCTTTTGCTTGTAGCTTTGCTTTTGGTGAACTTAAACTCATGGAAGGTTCAGCAAAAATTATCTCCCTTATTGCTAGAGACGAAAATCAACACCTGGCCATCACTCAGAATATTCTGAATAAGTGGAAACAAGGTGATGATCCTGATATGGTAAAGATTGCCAAGGAAGAAGAGCAGTGGGTTTACGAAATGTTCCGTCGTGCAGTTAATGAAGAGAAGCGTTGGGCAGAGTATCTGTTCAAGGATGGTTCTATGATTGGTTTGAATGACAAACTGCTTAGTCAGTATGTTGAATGGATTGCAAATCGTCGTCTTAAAGCACTTGGTATGAAACCTCAGTATGATATTTCTGCAAAGAACAACCCATTGCCTTGGACTCAGCACTGGATCTCTTCCAAGGGTCTTCAGGTTGCACCACAAGAGACGGAAGTTGAGTCATATGTAGTGGGTGGTATCAAACAAGATGTCAAGAAAGATACTTTTAGTGGATTTAAACTATGATCAAAGAACCCCCAGAATGGAAAAAGAGAGCACTAGCAGATGTGCATCTGTCAGATAGGCATTGGTCTCTCTTACAATTGGGACCAAATAGTCTAGCAGAGGCTTTTATTATGCAAGCTTTAAAGTTCAAGTACATGAGGTCTAAATAACAGAAACAATTTTGTTATTGATGAAACCTCAGAGTGCGAAAGCGAAAGGTAGAAATCTTCAGAAGTGGGTGAGAGAACAACTGATAGAACAGTTGGAAATTCACCCAGAAGATATTGAATCTCGTTCGATGGGAGCAGGTGGAGAAGATCTAATCATGGCTCGTGCTGCTAGAGCGAAGTTTCCTTTCTCTATTGAATGCAAAAACGTCGAAAAACTTAACGTATGGGAAGCATATGAGCAGGCAAAGGCAAATGCCAATTCATATGAACCCATCGTTGTCATGAAAAAGAACCACAAGAAACCACTGGTGGTTCTAGATGCTGAATTTTTTATTAAGAACTTTAAGGGGGCTTGACAAAGAGGTCTCATCTGCTATACTATAGGGGAAGTTATGAGAAAAATTTTGTATTCGACTGTATTGGGAAGTATTGCAGCTGCTGTTGCTGCCGTGTACATGGCACCAGCACCGACTGCTACACCAGTAGTGGAAGCACCAGTAGTGGAAGAAGTGCCTACAATTAAGTACAATATAACCTGGAAGTGTCCTGACTGTACTCCAGAGGAGCAGTATGTTCTAGAAGAACTTCAGGAACAAACTAAAATTACCGATCGCAATGCCCTTGCCACACTGATGGGCAACATCAAGCAAGAGAGTAAATTCATCCCTAACATCTGTGAGGGTGGTGCTCGCGTCTCCTACACCGAGTGTAAGAGTGGTGGGTATGGTTTGATCCAGTGGACTAGTATTGGACGATATAAAGGTCTTGGAAACTTCTGTGCTAAGTATGTTTGTGACCCCAGTAGTCTAGAAGGTCAGACTCGCTGGATGATAAACGAACCTATCTTCCAACGTGTCCTTCCACAGTTTGAAGGCGGTGGACAAACTGTATCTTACTACATGAAACCTGCTTACTACTGGTTGGGTTGGGGTATCAAAGGCAACCGAGAGGTTTATGCCTGGGATTACACCAAAAAATTCGTGCTTGCTTGACAGACCATCCTCAATGGTCTACAATTACTGAGTTGAGAGGCAAGACAAACTGTTTCCGCCACACTCAACTGCTGTGACCCCCTTGCTAGTTCAGGGTTAGAGGCGATAGGAACTAGCACTTGGGCTCATAGTTAAACGGATATAACTACGCTCTTCTAAAGCGTTATTCTAGGTTCGATTCCTAGTGAGCCTGTTGTCCTTTCTACTTCTTATGGGCAAATATGATTTTGGTGGTCTTGAGAAACATCCTGCTAACATACTAAGATTGATTAGTGAGTTAGAAGGTTCATATCAACTCTGTAAATATATGGGGTTTGAAGATGATATGAATACTCTTGACGAAATAAAAAAACCATACTATAAACTCTACTTCAAAACGAAGAAAGAGTATGAAAACCAATCTTAGGACATTAAATTATGAAAAAATTACTGCTTATCTTAGCACTTCTCGGTTCTCCTGCCATGGCAGATCCTATTGTAGAAGATGATTTCTATACAAATCACGCTATGGGATGTATGCTTTTACAAGAATGTACTGATGATGTAGAGGAGGTGATCTCCTTGCTTGATGTCTCATCTCAATATGACAACACTGAATCATTCACTCCAGTGTCAAATGAGTTTAATAACATGCTTGTGTCGCTGAACCAAATCGGCGTCAAAGTATTTCTTGCAGATGAAAAGTATTTTCCTGTGGGACATCGTGGTGTCTATCACACTGTGAGTAATAATTTCTTTCTAAATAAAGCATTCATGGGTCGTCCAGGTGTACTCATGAGTGTAATGCGTCATGAAGGATGGCACGTTGCACAAGATTGTATGGCAGGAACCATCGATAATAGTTTCATTGCTATCATCAAACCAGAAGAAGAAGTTCCAGCATTCTGGAAGGAGCTAGTAGAACGTACTTATCCCCCCTCTGCACGACAGTGGGAAGCAGAAGCAACTTGGGCAGGCAAAACTGAGGGCATGACCCAAGCAGCACTGCAAGCATGTGCAGCAGGCAATATGTGGGAAGTCTATGAACCCACACCACTAACCAAAAAGTATCTCGTAGAAGAGGGATTTATCAAATGACACTTTCAACCTCCGTATCAACTTCAATTAACGAAGCATCTGGCGCACTCCGTAATGCTTTAGCATATGCAGCAAGACAGGAGAGACCAGTTGTATGTGCGGAGATTGCAGAGCTACTTAAAAAGTTAGAACAAATTGAGAAGTTTGATGATATTTTGGACACCCTAGATAGTTTGAGGCCAGATGAGTCATGTTAAAAGCAAGATGCAAATTGTGTAATACAGAACTGACGAGTACAAGTAAAGTTCAGTTCTGTGGTTGCTCAAACCAAATGAAAGTAGTAGACGATACTGTAGGGGCAATTGACTTAAGTCAAGTTGTGTTGATTGAACACGAAAAAAACATTAAATATGATGGAGTTCTAACACAAGAGGACTTGCAATACCAAGAGAATCGACGCAGAAGAAAAGTTCGTAGACTTGATTTTGAGGAACGCTGATGCTTAATCTGGATGAACGTTATCTTTCCTACCTTCACACTGATAAATGCTTTCAAATTGATGGTAAGTGTGAACGAGTGACGGCGTATGGATTTAGATGCAATGGAACTGGTATCATTGGATACTATGTTCAAACAATAAACCATAAGTTATATTATAATCTCGAAGAGCAATGTATTCGCAAGGAAGATTTTGGTAGAGTTACTTCCTAATCATAAATAAACCAGCATTGATTCCAGACTGATGTCATCAAGAGTTACATATTCTCAATTGATTAAGAATTTCTCTGAATATAAGTTGAGAATGGATAGTGGTGAAAAATTTATTATCGATGGTTTTGATTCTAAACCAGAAGATTACATTGCTCATACGGACAAGATCCCTGACATTGAATTTGCTGACCTGCAAATCAAGGGCATACACACCGACCATAATGAAGCTTCATAAACTGTCCACCCTCTTGACTTTTTAGGTCAGGAGGGTCTATAATTACAAGGTCACTAAGCAAGGCAATGTCTCTTTCAGAAAAGTTCGGTAAGTATCTTCCCATTCTTGAGCAAACTGCTGATGGTGAAGTATTTCTTGATCTAAAGAACCCCAAACTGTACAAAAAAATTGTACGTTACTATACCAATCAGGGTGTGAACTTCTACAATGATCCGACCGAGGACTATCCGACCATCGTTCAACTCATTTCAGAAGATTTAGGTCGCGTAAAATGAATACAATTACTAAACCAACAGTCATTCTCGAACGTTCTCCATACCGTTACGTTGAGTGTGGTATTCTTGAAAATGGTTTTCCAGATTATCGGATTCAAAAATTCGATGAATGGACCAAGCGTTATAAAGACATGTATCTTTGCGACAATAGTATGCAATTGGATACTGCTATGGAGGACTTTCAATACACTCTCTGGTTGGATCCTGATCCTGAAGTAGGTGCATACAGACATCACGATATTGTTAGGAAACCTTATAAATGATAGTTGATGTATATGATGATGCGTTCTCCCCAGATCTGCATGAAGAAATATTAGAATACTGTCAGAGTCCTACATGTGGATATCTGTGTGGTGAAAGTGATGAAGTTGGTCTACCCCCAACTGGATTAGCACACTACCTTCCTGAAGATTCTTTTCTTCGTCTCAAAATTTTGAATGAAATTTGGGATAAAGTTCCAGAGATGCAAAAATTAAAGTGCTATCAAGCATACTTTAATCTGTTTGTCCCTGGAGAAATTCCATTCTTTCATCAAGACGATGATGAAGATGCCAATGGAATCACAGCATTGTACTATCCACAGGGTGATTGGAAACTTGATGATGGAGGAGAAACTCAATTCGTACTAAACAATGCTATCAATGGCATTCCACCTATTACAAATCGTTTAGTTCTATTTGATGCTCACATTCTTCACCGTGCCACAAGTTTCCGTGACCGTCATCGATTTACTCTTGCACTAAAGTTTCGATAAATAGATTGAGACATTCCGCATGATAAACATGGCTACTAAAAAGTCGTACTCTGCCGCTAAACCTGCTGCTCCTTCAACACCAGCACCTGTAGCTGCTCCTTCTGCTCCCGCCGCCGCTGCCGCGCCTGCTGAAACTGCCGCTCCTGCATCGAGTGATTGCCCTAAGTGTGATGAACTTGAAGTAAGGCTTGCTAGAATTGAAAAGTATCTGGACAAGAAATTTGGTTTCTGATTTTTCCTAAAAATTAGTGGCGCGTCCCATAGGGGGGTTGTTTCAACCCCTTTTTTTTGCTACAATTGAATTATACTATTCGCTCAAATGATTAAAGTACATAGTATTGTCATGACTAGAAATGACGATCTAATTATTGACCACTGGTTAGAAAAACACATTAATGTTTTTGATAACATTGCAGTTGTAGATGGATCTGATGGTGACTTTACAGAAAATCTGTGCAAGAAGTATGGAATTCTATACACTAGAGATCCAGAACCCACACCAGAAAGACCGTTTCATGAACAGTATCTGAGAGAAGCAGCTTTTAATCTGCTGGTTGATGCTGGTGTGATGGAAGTTGGTGACTGGGTGGTATGTTCTATGGCAGACGAATGGTATTACCATGATCCAAAGAAGATTGTCAATTCTGGGGTGGAGCCTTGGGCAAATGTCATCTCCTGGAATCAACTAAATATCTTGCCACACCCAAGTGAGAAAGAAACGTTTCTCTCTTGTGCTGGTGATTACAATCCAACAGAAATTTTTAAACACTTCTGGGTAAGAGACAATTATAAGACTTGTTTTGAACCTAGAATGTTCAAGTATACTGGCACGGAAGTTTGGACACACATGATTCCATGGTGTGATAATCCTGTTGCTGGTAGGATTGAACCACTATCTCATAATGTAAAGTCTAGTCTTGTACCGACTTACTTCCACTACAAGGTGTTTGACTTAGATCCAGAGAAATACAAAGACGATGGATTCGGACACTTTGAAAAGAGTAGACTGAACACTGGTCTTGGATATGCCAAGGCAATGGCACCGAGAACCATTGAAACTGTTGACGATTTGTTTTTTGATGAAGATAACATCTATTGTAATCTTGGTCGCGACGATGATGGAGGAGAATATTTACATGGGTATTGTATTAAAATACCTGACGATGGTATACTAGAGTCATTCACTCCTTACAATAATTTTGCCAACACTCCTGATCTTTTGTTAACTGTCTGATATGAAAAGAGCACTTATTACTGGAATTACGGGTCAAGATGGATCGTACTTAGCAGAACTACTTCTTGAAAAAGGTTATGAGGTTCATGGCATCAAGCGTAGAAGTTCTTCATTCAACACTGATCGTGTTAATCATCTCTTCAGTAAAAATCCCCACTTCCATCTACACTTCGGTGATCTTACCGACTCCACCAACATCATCCGATTGATTCAACTGATTCAACCAGATGAGATCTACAATCTTGGTGCTCAAAGTCACGTCAAAGTGTCATTTGAGACGCCAGAATACACTGCTAATAGTGATGCTATTGGCACTCTTCGTATCCTGGAAGCCATCAATCTGTTGGGTCTGACCAATAAGGTTCGGTTTTATCAAGCATCAACTTCCGAGATGTATGGTTTGGTGCAGGATGAATTGCAGAGTGAAACGACTCCGTTCTATCCACGCTCTCCTTATGGTGTAGCAAAACTATATGCACATTGGATCACAAAGAACTACCGTGAGTCCTATGGTATCTTTGCTTGCTCTGGAATCTTGTTTAATCATGAGTCTTTCCGACGTGGTGAGACGTTTGTGACCCGTAAGATTACCCGTGATCTATGCCGCGTCTCTCTTGGTAGATTAGAGACCCTTCAACTGGGCAATCTAGAGGCAAAACGTGATTGGGGACATGCAAAAGATTATGTCCGCGCTATGTGGATGATGCTTCAGCAAGAAAAACCAGAAGACTATGTGATCTCTACTATGCAACAGTATAGTGTTCGTTATTTTGTAGAACTTTCTGCAGAATATCTGGGCATGAATCTACGTTGGGAAGGTGAAGGCATGGATGAAGTTGGTATTGATGATAATACTGGCAAAGTCATTGTTAAAATCAGTCCTCGTTACTTCCGCGATGCTGAAGTGGATACTCTTCTTGGGGATTCTAGTAAAGCAAGAAGGGAACTTGGTTGGGAACCAGAGTATACTTTCAAAGATCTTGTAGGAGAAATGGTTTGCAGAGACATTACAATTGCTCGTAGAGAACAACTATTAGAAAATGAGGGGTATGGAAAATATGTCTATGAAGAATGAAAAAATATATGTAGCAGGTCATAATGGTTTAGTTGGATCTGCTATCACTAGAGTTCTGAGAGAGAATGGATACAAAAATGTTGTATTCAAATCAAGAACTGAATTAGATCTTCTCGATCGTGATGCAGTTAATGAATTTTTTAAGAAAGAAAAACCAGATCATGTTTTCTTGGCTGCTGCTAAATGTGGTGGCATCAATGACAATATCAAAAATCCTGTTCCATTCCTACTAGATAATCTTAGGATTCAGAATAATGTTATTGAGGCAGCACATAAGTATCATGTGAAGAAACTTATGTTCCTTGCTTCATCATGCATCTTCCCTAGAAACTCTGTTCAACCAATCAAGGAAGAATATCTTCTTACTGGTTCTCTTGAACCAACCAATCAGTATTATGCTGTCGCTAAGATTGCTGGTGTAAAACTATGCGAGGCATATCGAAAGCAGTATGGATGTAACTACATTTCAGTCAATCCTTGTAATGTGTATGGTCCAAAGGACAATTTCAGTAAAGAGACTGGGCACGTTATTGGTTCTTTGATTAGTAGATTTCATGATGCCAAGGAGAGAGACCTGAAGGAAGTTCAGTGTTGGGGTGCTGGCACTTCTATCAGAGAATTCATCTATGTTGAAGACTTGGCAGAGGCATGTATTCATATCATGGAGAACTATAATGAAGCAGAAGTTATCAATGTTGGATGGGGCACTGGTATTACGATCAAGGACCTTGCAGACATCGTAAAAAATGTGGTAGAATATGAGGGCGATATTATCTGGGACACCAGTAAACCAGATGGAATGCCAAAGAAAGTCTTGTGCGTTGACAAACTAGATCAACTAGGATGGAGAGCACGAACAGACCTTGAAACTGGCATCAAACTAACTTATGATTACTTTAAAGTAATGGAGACAAACAAATGAATCTTGACTGGCCTTTGATGAAAGATACGATCACGTTTAGAGATCGTTTGAAGATGGCAAAGTTTATTCTAACAACTTCTAGACTCACGAATGGACCTAGAGTTAAGAAATTTGAAAAGGAATGGAGTGAGTGGCTTGGTGCCGATCACTCTTTGTTTGTCTCCTCTGGTAGCACAGCAAATTATCTCTTGCTCGCTGCTGTCAAAGAAAATTATGGTCTTCAAGATGGTGATAAAGTTCTTGTCCCCGCTTGTACTTGGATGACAAATGTAGCACCAGTCATTCAACTGGGTCTACAACCTATCTTCTGTGACATCAATCTCGAAAACTTTAGTTTTGATATCGCAGATCTAGACTATATCAAAGACTTACATCCAGATATTAAGGTTGTTTTTGTCTCTCATTTGCTTGGTTTCCCTGGAGACAATGAAATAATTGAGAGCATGTTTCCCAATGCATACATCCTTGATGATGTATGTGAATCCCATGGTTGTCTTGATCTTGATTTTGAAAAAGTAGGTAGCAATTCCATTGGTTCTACTTTTAGTTTCTACTTTGGACACCACATGACCACTATTGAGGGTGGTATGGTATCAACCAATAGTCCTTCTCTGTATGAATTGATGCGTATGAAGCGCAGTCATGGACTTGCTAGAGAATCTTCTCCAGATAGGTTTGACATCTACAAAAATCAATATAAGGATGTTGATGACAAGTTTATGTTCGTGACTGATGGATATAACTTCCGTAATCATGAGGTATGTGCCGTTCTGGGTAGTTCACAATTAAAGAGACTGGATAAAATGATTGCTATCCGTCGTCAGAACTATGATTATTTCTTAGATAGATTACAATGCCTTGATGATTTGTTTCATATGCCAGCACTGGACTTTGAAACAAATAGTAGTTTTTGTTTCCCACTGGTTGCAAAGGATCATGACACTTCTATTCGTGTCAAGACAGTTCTTAATTGCTCTGGTGTAGAAAGTCGCCCAATTGTTAGTGGCAATCTTCTCCGTCACCCTTTCCTTAAGGGTTATTCCATAACAACTGCAAAGCAAGACGGACTTCTCAATGTGGATATCGCTCATAACAACGGTGTCTATATGGGTAACAGTCATTTTGTAGACAAACGAATGATTGCTAGGTTGTTTGACGCGATCGAAGACAATGTTGTTTGATGTATCTACTACTGGTGGTCTAAAATCTGAAGGGCAGTATGAAAAAAAGGTTCATATTGCCTATGATGATATTGGATATAGGTCTGAAGCAGATCTAAATGTTCTTGTTCAAATTGAACCACGGTCCATCCTGAATATACATGATAGTATCAAAATTAATCATGAACTTTGGGATGTTATTCTAACCTGGGATGAAGAGCTACTCAAACTTCCCAATGCTTATCACTTTATATTTGGATCTTGCTGGATTGATTCAGAGACATACACACCAAACAAACAAAAACACTGCTCTTTTATAACCAGTGATAAGTCTTATGCTCCAGGGCATAAGCTTAGGCAACAGGTATGGGATGGACTACAAGATGCTGAGTATTTGAATGGATTCTCTGTCATCAAACATAAATCTCCTCCTCGTATTCATAGCAAAAACTTCTTGTTTGAGACTGCTAAATATCACATAACTATCGAAAACGAGAAGACAAACAATTGGATTACTGAAAAGACAATTGATTGTTTCGCGTCTAAGACAGTTCCGATTTTGTGGGGCGCTCCCAACATCGGAGAATATTTCAACACAGATGGTATCATAATATTTGATACCATTGAAGATCTCAAGAATATACTTGACAATCTTGACGAATCATTTTATGATGAGAAGCAAGATGCTATTCAAGAAAATTATGAAAGGTCCAAAGCATACTGGGACTTTCATGCACGAGTAAGAACTTTTATTGAAACTTTTATTAGGAACAACAATGGCTGAACGACAAAAGACTGCTTTGGTATGTGGTGCTGGTGGATTCATCGGTGGTCACATGGTTCGTCGTCTCAAAGCAGAGGGATATTGGGTACGTGGTGTTGATACCAAACGTCCTGAGTATTCTCAAACTGCTGCAGATGAGTTTATTACTGGAGACTTGACTGACATTCACTTGGTAGAACGTGTCACTAAGTTTTCTGGGTATCAAGGTAACTTCTATTACTCAACTCCTGAGACTATGAAGGAACCTTTCGATGAAATCTATCAGTATGCTGCTGACATGGGTGGTGCTGGATACATCTTCTCTGGAGAGAATGACTCTGAGGTGATGTTTAACTCTGCTACTATCAATCTTAACATCCTTCGTTGCCAACAACGTTTGAACGATCAGAAGAAAACAAATAAGACCAAGATCTTTTACAGTAGTAGTGCTTGCATGTATCCTGAGTACGCTCAGGAAGAGACCGATTGTCCTGGACTGAGGGAAAGTGATGCTTATCCTGCTGGTCCTGACTCCGAATATGGTTGGGAGAAACTGTTCTCTGAGCGTCTGTATCTGACATACAATCGTAATCATGGTATCGATGTTCGTATTGCCCGATTCCATAACATCTTTGGTCCTGAAGGAACTTGGTGTGGTGGTAAAGAGAAGTCTCCTGCTGCCATGTGCCGTAAGGTTGCTGAAGCTGCTGATGGTGGAGAGGTTGAGATCTGGGGAGATGGTGAACAGACTCGTTCCTTCCTCTATATTGATGAGTGTATCGAAGCTACCCGTCGCCTGATGGAGTCTGACTTCCTTGGACCTGTGAACATTGGTTCTGAAGAGATGGTCACTATCAATACTCTTGCTGAAACTGCTGCTAAGGTTGCTGGTAAGACTATTGTTAGAAAGCATATCGATGGTCCTTTGGGTGTTCGTGGTCGTAACTCTAACAATGATCTTATTAAAGAAAAACTTGGTTGGGAGTATACGATGACCCTTGAAGAGGGCATTCGTTACACCTATCATTGGATTCAAGAGCAGATGGCAAACAAATGAAGGTTACAATTTTAGGTTCAAGCGGTCAGGTTGGAGCATATCTGACCGAATATCTTCGTAATAAGGGACATGAAGTTACTGAGTATGATCAAGTTCTTGGTCCACAATATAACCTCACCGCTATTCCTAGCACATTTTTAGAATCAACTATCAAGAACTCTGATTTTGTTTTCTTTCTAGCGTTTGACGTTGGCGGTTCCAGATATCTGCAGAAGTATCAACACACTTACGAGTTCATCAACAATAATACTAGATTGATGGCAAACGCTTTTGATCAACTCCATAGATATAATGTTCCTTTCTTGTTTGCGTCATCTCAGATGAGCAACATGAGTTACTCTCCATACGGTGTGATGAAACGTGTTGGAGAACTGTACACGGAGGCAATGAAAGGTCTCATCGTTCACTTCTGGAACGTCTATGGTATTGAACATGACCCTGAAAAGTCACATGTAATCACTGACTTTATTAGCAAAGGATTTGAGAGCGACACGGTTCAAATGTTGACCGATGGAACTGAGTCTAGACAGTTCCTCTACGCTGAAGACTGCTGTGAGGCATTAGAAATTATCATGCTTAACTATCATGACTTGAAGACTCAAGATAAACTCCATGTCACCACACACAATTACGATACAATCAACGAGGTGGCTAGTGTCATCACTGATTGTTTCAAGAGTATTGGAAAAGATGTAAAGTATCAACCTGCTGATACTGTGGACAGTGTTCAACTGGACAAGAAAAATGAAGCAGATCCATACATTCTAGACTGGTGGAAACCAAAAACCTCCTTGAGAGAGGGCATTGAAAAAGTATTCACGGAGATGAAAAATGCTAGGATTTAATGGACTAGGTAATAACGGCAGGTTGGGAAACCAGATGTTCCAGTATGCTGCTCTGAAAGGCATTGCAGCATATCATGACTATGGATATACTATTCCTCCTGGTGATATTGAAACGATCGATAACTATGGGATTCATGAATGCTTCAAACTAACTAATGTTGGTGGGCATAACATTGGAATGCATCCTTCTAAACAATATGTTCAGGAAGGTCAGTTTCATTTCAATCAAGAATTGTTTGAGCGTTGTCCTGACAATGCAAATCTTTATGGATTCTTTCAAACGGATATGTACTTCCGTCATATTGAGAATGAAATCCGTCAAGACTTTGAATTTAAGAAAGGATATCTTGAACCATGTAAAGAGATGATTGATGGTCTTGATGAACGTCCCATCTTTCTTCATGTTCGCCGTGGTGATCCAAACCTGGCCGACAAGCGTGGATTCAAATGGGCGTATGTGAATCTTCAGGATCAGCATCCTGTTCAACCTCTTGAGTATTATGAAGAAGCACTGAAGGAGTTTCCTGAGGATGTTCCTGTTATTGTATTCTCTGATTCTATTGAGTGGTGTAAAGAGCAAGAGTTCTTTGCTCCTGATAGGTTTATGTTCTCTGAAAGCACTGACACTCATGAGGATGGGGCTCTTCTGCCGTTTGTTGATCTCTGCCTGATGACACTGTGTGATGGTGGTATTACCGCCAACAGTAGTCTTTCTTGGTGGGGTGGATTTCTTCAGAAAGATCGCACCCGTAAACTTGTTTCTCCACAGATGTGGTTTGGTCCTGCATACGATAAGCATGACACAAAGGATCTGGTAAATGCTGATCGTAATTGGATTAGACTATGAGTATTGCAATCCTTACTGCATCGATTGGAGCAAATGAGTTAGCAGAACCAACGAAAGATTTTCCTGGACATTACAGTGCAGACTATTATGCTTTTGTTGATGAATCAAAGATGGGTCAAGGGGGGATCTGGAACCGTCAGCTGGCATTCCAGTTTTCTTCTGACCCATCTTTTGGTAATAGGAGAAACGCAAAGATCTATAAGATCCTTCCTCACTTGTTTGTACCTGGATATGACTATTATATTTGGATCGACTCAACTCATCAAGTTGCCATGGATCCAAATCAAATCGTTAACACATATCTAAATGATTCTGATATTGCTCTCTTCAAACATCCTGAAAGAAACTGTGTAGCAGAAGAGGGAGAGTTGATCAAGCAGGTTAATTTTGATCATCATAATCTAGTACAGGAACAAATGGATTTTTACTTTGGATATGAAAAGTATCCAAGTAATAATGGACTCTATGAACTACCATGCAGAGTGCAGCGTAACAGTAGAAAAATTCAAGAAGCAATGCTACTCTGGTGGGAACAGATCTGTATGTTCTCTTCTAGAGATCAGTTGAGTCTTCCATATGTGCTATGGAAAAATGACATCAAACCTGCTATAATGCCAGGGAAGGCCAATGGTCTTTGGGAGAACGAGATTCTGCCACAATGTACAACATCGACACACTTGAGAAATGTGTAGTTTTCTATTCACAAACAGAGATGCTTCAGATTTTCATTATGTAAACGAGTACATGGAAAAGCGTGGTCCTGATAAGACTACGATTACTGAGGTGGGAGATCATACATTCGTCCACAATATCCTCAGTATTACTGGTGAGTTTAAACCACAACCATTTGTAAATCAAGAACGACAGATTGTTTGTGTTTACAATGGTGAGATCTATAATGCTGACAACTACTCTAGTGATGGTGAATCAATCATTCCTAGGTATCTTCAGTATGGATTTTTCTTTCCTATGCATGTTGATGGTGAGTTTGCTATCTGTCTAGTAGACTATGCAAACAGAAAGATTCTTGTCACCACCGATACATTCTCTACCAAACCAATATGGATTGCTAGAGAAGATGGTGATATTGGCATCGCTTCCTATGAAAGTTCTCTTCTTCGTCTTGGATTTAAGAAACCTGAGAAGGTTCCTGCCAACACTAGGATGTTAATCGACCTAGACACTTTTGAAACCAAAGACGTTGGCACTGTCTATAAATTTAAACTAGATCAAAACAAGAATACGTTTGATGATTGGAATGCTGCTTTTGCTGAGTCAATCAGAAAGAGAACTGCAAACCTAAGAGAACAATTGTTCATTGGTCTCTCTAGTGGATATGATAGTGGGGCTATTGCATGTGAACTTCTTAAGCAGAATGTTCCACATAAAGCATATAGTCTGACAGGTACGGAGAACATGGATGTTCTTATGGATAGGAACTCTCTGTATAAGAAAGAATTTATTCATGACATCTCCACTCTTCCTGAACACAAACGTGCTCCACTGGTAAATCATATTGCCAGTTACGTTGAACCATTTAACAATACTATCCATTCCTCATCGTCTGATTACAATGAGTATGGAACCACGATTGTTAATGATCATGGTGCAGGTTCTTTAGCATACATCTGCCTCAAGGCAAAGAAGGACAACAGGAAAGTATATCTTTCTGGGTCTGGTGCTGATGAAATCTTCTCTGACTATGGATTCAATGGTCAAAAAAAGTATGCACATAGCAACTTTGGGGGTCTTTATCCTGATGATCTATCTACTATCTTCCCATGGGCATCTTTCTATGGTAGCTCTCAAGAAACTTACATTGCTAAAGAAGAACATGTTGCTGGATCTTATGGTCTAGAGACACGCTATCCATACCTGGATAAATATGTCGTCCAGGAGTTTTTATCTTTAACTCCTGAACTCAAGAATTCAAAATACAAGTCGGTTCTTCATAATTACCTGACATTAAATCATTTCCCCTTCTCTGAAAACGAAAAAATTGGCTTCTGATATGGAAACTCTTACGCTTGGCGCTGAAATCCGCGATGGAAAATATGGTGGATGGAACTTCTCTACTGAAGAGGAGTTTAGGTTTAGTAACCTAGGAACAAATATCTTCCACTTGGATCGAGTGATCCAAAAACTAGGTGAGAATAATACTTTTGTTGACCTAGGAGTTGACTATGGAGTATCTTCTCTCATCATGACCATGGATGCTGTTGAAAAAAACAACAAAGTCTATGGTGTTGACACACAATTTGGTCGCACTACGTTTGGTTTGTGGCAGTATCCCAACTACTTCATGATTCAAGGCGACAGTTCTAGTGTAGGTAAGTGTTGGGACACTGAAGAGTATGGTGAAGTTGATCTTCTGTTTGTAGATTCTATTCATGTTGCTCCACAAGTCTTAAGTGAACTGTATCATTGGTATCCTCACATCAAAGAAGGTGGTTATATCGTTTTCCACGATACTAACTGGCCTACTGGGATGCATGACCTGACTTGGCATCCTGAAGTTAAGGAAAAAGATATTAAATGGGCACGTCCAGAGGAGGGTGTTGGTCGTTTCTTCCAAATTGAAGATGCGTTTGAGCAGTCTGCTGGTAGTAAAGCATTTGTATTTGAAGATGATAATATTCGTGTTGAGCATCATCCTGAGTCTTGGGGTCTGACTGTTGTTCAAATTAAACAGAAAGTAGACTTCATTAATAACATCACTGACTGGGATCAAGTTTTTGAAGATCGCAATACAGTCTGTGGATACTTCAAGACTCCTGAAGAAACATTCATGCTCAATGATATTCGTGAGGAGGTTGAGTGATGCGTCACTTTCATGTATGCTGTGATGGTAGTTTTGGTAATAGATTGAGTGGACTCATTGGTGGTCTCACTCTTGCCAGACTTGCTGGACTTCAACCAAAAGTAAGTTGGCCAAGCACTAACATGTGTCGAGCCCTGTTCCCTGACATTTTTGCCAGACCTTCTTTTGAAGTAGAGCATCATCGTCTCTCTCACTACTATGATCTTGCTGATAACTATGACTTTTTGTCTGTGAGTGATCAGCATATGGGTTTTTTTGGAAAAACATGCACTGATCCTGGTGGTATGGATGTCAACTCATTCAGACAGTGGATTAATGAACGAGAGAAGGATGTGTTTTACTACACTCCTCTGATGTATGATTGGATTCCAGACGCAGAAGTTGATAAAACAATTCAACAAATTCAATATGATCAAAAGATCATGCTTAAACTTGCTTCATTCTTGAAGGAGAATGAACTTGATGGTGGATACTATGGTATTCATATTCGCATGACTGACTTTGTGAACATTGAATCGTTTGATGTTGACAAATGGATTCACATCTGTAGAAAAAACTCTGATAAGAAGTTCTTTATTTGCTCTGATGATCCTGAGACAGAAGCAAGATTTGACGAAGTAGAAAATGCTTGCTATCTTAAGAAAGAGTTTAAGACAGAGAAGCACATTCCAAATGGTGATTGGCATCATCCATACACTGATGGTGATGGAAGGCACTCTGTCTTTAATGTAGAGAGGGGTAGAGAGCATGTCCTAGAGGCAGTAATCGACTTCCTTCTACTCTCTATGTCTGATGCATTTAAGACTGGAGAGAAGAGTACATTTCTCAATATGGCAAGACGCATCGGAGAAGCGTACACAAAATGAAGTTTTCAATTGCAATTCCAACGTATGAAGCAAATGGGACTGGATCGGTTTTTTTAGAAGAACTGCTCCAGTCTATTCTTGCACAGACACTACAAGACTATGAAGTTGTTATCGCAGATCATTCCAAAGATGATAAGATTTTAAATCTGTGTGAAAAGTATTCAAGGAAGATGCGAATCAGATATGTTCGTAACTTCTATAACCGTGGCAATGGACCAGCAAATACAAACGTTGCTATTGCACATTGTACGGGTGACTACATAAAGATCATGTTTTCGGATGATCTCTTTGTCAGTAACAAAGCATTGGAACTCATCGCTGAGTGCCATGACAGCACGGGGGCTGGTTGGATTGTTACTGGATTTAATCATACATCTGATGGTAAAAACTTTTACCGTCCGATGGTCCCTCGTTGGTCGGAGCATCTCCTGGAGGGTCAGAACTTTATGGGCGGACCCTCTATTGTCTCTATGAGACGAGAATCAGCAGAAATGTTTGATCCCAAATGTAGTATGTTGATGGATACAGATTTCTATCATCGTATGCGTATGAGAAATAAAATGCCTGTCATCTTAGAAGACATTCTAGTGTCAAGTCGTGAGGGTGACTATCGGGTTTCTGCTAACTTGAATATGAATATTGTTTGTGAACATGAAGAAGGAAACTGGGAAGCAAATGATAAAGAATTGGAGTATGTAACGACTAAACACGAAAACAGTAGAACTTATCCAGATGAATGACTTAAGTAATGCTACGTTTATCATGCCTCTCAGGATTGAGAGTCAGGATAGATTGCGAAATATTATTCTTAGTCTCAGTTACCTCTTGAATAATTTCAAGACGAATGTTATAATACAAGAGGTTGATACTGATTCAAAGTTTCAACAATATGCTGCACCTGAATTGGAGAAACTAGTCCCTGACCTGTCTCCTATCACTCTTCTCTTTGAGGAGAGTGAAGAACCTATCTTTCATAGGACTAGGATTCTTAATGATATGCTGCTTGAAAGTAAGACTGATGTCGTTGTCAATTATGATACTGATGTCATCTTCCCAATCAACAGTTATCTTCAGGCATATAACATGGTCCTGAATCGGGGATATGATCTTGTCTATCCTTACGGTCAAGGTGAGTGGCAACAAAAAGTTCAACTGTATCCAGAGTTGATGAGTAAGTTTATTGAGTCTGGATACAAGTGGGAAGTTCTTAGTGAAGGAGAGCATAACGAACAGTCCACCTCAGATCATGGGTGGGCTCAGTTCTTCAATCGTAAGTCTTACATTGAAGGTGGTATGGAGAATGAAGAGTTTGTCTCTTATGGTTACGAGGACAATGAAAGAGTCTATAGATTTGAGACCTTAGGTTATAAGGTTGGTAGAGTCGATGATCAAATCTTTCACCTTGAACATGCAAGAACATTTAACTCTTGGTTCAGCAATCCACACATCGGAAATAACAAAGATCTCTACGAAAAAATCAAGACTCTTAATAAAGAGAAACTAAAAGATTACTACAGTACAGTTGATTACATCAAAAACAGAAATGGAAAAGAATAAATCAGCACCCAAACTCAAGGGATTTCCACATGTTCTATGGATCAACCTAGACTCTCAGGCACATCGTCGAGAGTTTCAGGAAGAGCAGTTTGCTTATTGGGAAGTAGACAATACTAGAATATCTGGTATTGATGGTAGAGATGATGATCCTTCTGTATATCTGAAGGGTACGATTCCTCCTAATGTGAATCAGGGAGAGATTGGTTGCTGCCTGTCTCATCTTAAAGCAATCAAATACTTTATTGAGGAAACTGATTGGGATGAAGTGATCATCGCTGAAGATGATTTGATGCTAGACACGGTGAAGTTCTGGCCATTCTCTTGGAAAGAAATTAGTGATTACTTCCCATACAACTTTGATTGTATGCAACTGTCTATCATTAATCCTGCTGCTGTCTACGCTGTCCTGCACAACAGATTTGTAAATGATTTTTCTGCTGCTGTTTATGTCATCACTCGTCATCATGCACAGAAAATCTATAAGCATCACATTCTAGGTGATAAGTACCGCATTGATCAGGACATCAGACCTCGTGCTGTGTCAGAAGACCTTGTATTTGAGAGCGGAAAGTGCTATGCTATGCCTCTATTTCTATATCGCTTGGACATGGGTTCATCAATTCATCCTGAGCATATTGAAATATTCCACAGAGCCAGTTACAATGGTGTTGCTCAGTTCTGGAACGAGTCAAACAAGATTGAAGATTGGAAATCGTTGATGAACTGGGATGCATACATGGGCAGACTTCCACCTGGGTTTGATGTAAACGGTCCTATTAAACAAGAGGAGCAACAATGAAACGGAACATCGTAAAAAAGGAATTCAAAAAGACTGATAAAAAAGGTCATGAAGAAACTTGGGAGTGGGATGAAACCCCAGAGGTTCGTGCTGCTCTCTTAGAGCTTCAAAAAACTATTAGTAAACTAGAAGCACAAGCACCTGATTACGGAGTTGGTAAATGACACAACCACAACCAATTCAGGGACATCCATACCTTGGACCTGATCAAACGTATGAAAAAGCACGTCGCGACCGACTTGCTGATGTGATTGGTGAGTATCTTAATGATGAGAATTGTGATTCTCGTCAAATATATGAAGAGATTCTTACCGAAATCAATGATTGGAATGACTATCACAACAGGTTTGCGAGGAAAAGTGAACAACTTCGTGAGTTCATGATGGGTAGTACGGTCTTTAATCTTGATGATATGGCTAAAGATTATTCGGATATCCTCACGGGTCTTGACAACTCATGAGATTCAGGTATACTAAATAACTGGACGTGACTACTGTTGCGTTTTACAACAAGTTGAAGGTGCCTCAATTAATCGCATCTCCTTGTTGACAGCATCCCCTAAAGGTGCTAAACTAATTTCAACGAGAGCAAGTCGAGCTCTCTCTCATCCGTGGGTTTAACTCCACGAGACAAATCTAAGGTACAAAAATGTTTAAATCTGTATTCGCAGCATCTGCTGCTCTTTCACTCTCTGCTGGCGCTGCGTTTGCTGGCCCCTACGTTAACGTCGAGGCTAACTCAGGTTGGACTGGATCTGATTACTCTGGAACCGCAACGGACCTGCACCTGGGGTACGAAGGCGAACTCGGTGAGTCTGCTTCTTACTACGTTCAGGGCGGCGCTACTGTAGTCTCTCCTGACGGCGGCGAGAGCGACACCGTTCCTTCTGGTAAGGCAGGTCTGGGTCTTGCACTGACCGATTCCCTCGGTGCTTATGGTGAAGTCTCCTTCGTCGGTAGTGGCGATGAGGACATCGACCGTGGCTACGGTGCTAAGTTGGGTCTGAAGTACAGCTTCTGATAACCGCTCATATGCTATGATTGGGGGGTCTTAGGACCCCTCTTTTTTTATGAAAAAATACTTCATAAGATTCATAACGAATCCAGGAACGCTGACTTCCCTTCTAATGCTGGGAACGATAGTACTGATAGGGTCACTGCATAACCATGCTCACTACACAATGAATATGGATGCAGATAGTTACGTGAGACAGTGGTGTAGATCATCAGCAGAAAACAAAAAGACCTGTACCAGGTATGGCAGAAACAATGACTATTGACTTGACAGGATTTAATCTTTCCTATATAATATGTAAAGAAACATTACGGAGTGTAACATGACTGTAACAACAGAAGACGGTGGACGGACAAACATGTACGCCACTGAACCCAGAATGTATATCTCACAAACTGATGCAGAGCGTTACGGTTATGAGTCATATGCAGAAAAAGCAGAGAAACTAAATGGACGCACTGCTATGCTTGGATTTGTTGCTGCTGTTGTTTCTTATGCTTTCAGTGGTAGCGTATTTTTCTTTGGTGTCTTCGGATTCTGACAACTGAAATATGTCTGCTATAATAGTGGATAGATACTTCAGATATCAAAAACCAAATGACAAATCCTAATGCTCTCTACCAGGACATGCAAAAACTGGATGACATGTATGAAGAACTTCTTTGGCATGTAGATGACGAGCTACAATTCTCTCATGATGGAGAGAAAATTATTATCACCAACAAAACTTTGGAGCAAAACAAATGAACGAAAGAACAGAACGCATCAACGGTTGGGCAGCAATGCTTGGAGTCATTGCAGCAATGGGTGCATATGCATCTACAGGTCAAATCATTCCAGGAGTGTGGTGATTTAAAAATAAACTATTGACAACATTGGTCCTATCATCTAAATATGGGTGGTAGGATCTTTTTTTGTATTATGTCAACAGGTAATGTAACTAAGGTTGATTTGCTAGCAAGAGTCTACAAATTAAAAACGTCTCTGTATGGCGAAGAGCATCAGGATAAAACAGGTCAGTGGCATGATGGTGCTCACGACTCACTCAATAAAGTTTTAGATTTTCTTAACGAGTTTGCTCAATGATTCCAGAAGATCAAAAAGAAATGCAAAATGAATTGCAATCAATAATCAACAGAATCAAACAGAAACCTCGTCCATACGAAGCGAACGAGAAGGACTGGAATGATTTCTGGTATGGTCCAGAACTTTCAGATGAATCATTGGATACGTGGTCAGGGGCTTGACAGAACTGGGAAAATCGTGTATTATAAATAAGTCAGCAGGTTAAGGAACCAACACATTTCTTAACAAGACTTAACACCCCTCAAACCAAGACCTATAGGGTGTCTAAAAACGTCTTTCATATCCTTGCCTTAGGGTGGCGAGGAAATAGTAAAACCATCATTTCCCTGATGATCTTACTTTTTTGTTCAAAACAATGGCTTCAACTCTTTCAAGACAACAAACCTCGCCGTGGAATGATTTCTGCGAGTGGGTCACAAGCACCAACAACCGTCTGTATGTTGGTTGGTTCGGAGTCCTCATGATTCCAACACTGCTTGCTGCTACAATTTGCTTCATCGTTGCATTCGTTGCTGCTCCCCCTGTGGACATCGACGGCATCCGCGAACCAGTTGCTGGTTCCCTGATGTATGGTAACAACATCATCTCTGGTGCTGTTGTCCCAAGTTCAAATGCAATTGGTCTTCACTTCTACCCCATCTGGGAAGCTGCCTCACTCGATGAGTGGCTTTACAATGGCGGACCATTCCAATTGGTAGTCTTCCACTTCCTTATCGGCATCTATGCTTATATGGGACGTGAGTGGGAACTTTCTTACCGTTTAGGTATGCGCCCATGGATCTGTGTTGCTTACTCCGCACCAGTCGCTGCTGCGAGTGCAGTATTCCTCGTCTATCCTTTCGGTCAAGGTTCTTTCTCCGATGCTATGCCTCTTGGTATCTCTGGT